CATACCAGCCCTGCCTCGGCGTCATGGCGCCGGACGCCTCGATGACGGCAACGCCGCCCTGGACGCCGTAGGCGCCGGCACCGCCGGCGCTGTCGAGGCTGAAGGCCTTCGCGTCCTTCCGGGCGAACTGGAGGTCGCGCAGGACGTCCTGCGCCAGGTGAGGGGCGAGAAGCCAGAGGCTGGTGCTATTGCTGGGCATCGTCGGTGTCCTTTTCGGGATCCTCCGCCCCGGCGGGTGCGGGCGCCGGAGCGGAGGCGGGGCCGTTAGCCTCATTGGAGGAAAGGTCTTTCATGGCGTCCCGCTCTTCCCTGAGGATGGGCAGGAGGTCGTCGAAGTCGCGGCCGTTCTGGGCGAGGATTTCGTGCCTGGACGCCAGGTGGTGCTGCACCGCCATGACGTCGGCTTCGATTTCCTTGGTGGGATCCATGTAGCCCCTGGCAGGGCCTACCCATTCGCAGCTTGTCCAGAGCTCGCGGGCCTCGTAGAAGCCGGGCGCGCCGGCGGGGAGCTCGAGCATCCCGCGCAGCCAGGCTTCCTCCATGAGCATTTCCCAGACGGGCTGGCAGTAGCGCTCGGCCAGGAAGCGGCGGAACCAGCGGAACGTGCGCCAGGCTTCGTTCATGGCGGCGCGGCTGGAGGAATAGTTTGTCTGGCTGAAATCCTTGCTCACTGCGATGGCCGGCAGGCCAACGGAGGCCGCCAGGGCGTTCTGGAGCAGGTTCACGAAGTTGAGGAAGTTGGTTGACGGGCGCTCGTTTTTGAGCACCTGCGGCTCCTCTCCTTCGTTGCCGTACATGATCTGCGGGCCAAGCAGGTCCTGGTAGTAGTTCGACTCGCCCGTGTTCGGATTGGCATCGCCCGGAGCGTAGACGCCGGCAGGCATGGCCTGCACGGGGTTGCGCTTGATGAACACCGGGAACATCGCCGCGACGTTCTGGGCGGTGAGCTCGAAGGCGATGGCGTCGTCGAGCTGGCGGAAAAGCTGACAGCTGTTGGCGAAAATGCTGATGCCCCGGTACTGCTCATCCTCGAGCACTGGGAAAAGATGGAGCATGCCAGGTCGGTGGCCTACGCGCGCCGGCACGGTGCTGAAAGAGATCGCGCTTTCGGCGTCCTGCAGACGGGATCCGCCGACCTCTTCCGGCGCGGCGATGTAGTATTCAAGCGGGCGCCCGTGGGCGTTGACGCGGATGCCGTCCACGACGGCGGGGTCGGCCTCCATGCCGGCGGGCGTGCGGAGGCGGGAGGGCGCCACGGCCTGGATGGCCAGGCCAAACTGGGCGCCGTCCGCTTTCCGCTGGGCCTCGTCCCTCATAACGGGGATGTGGACCATTTCGCCCTGCGCCAGCATGGTGCGCAGGCCAAGGGCCTGCAGCTCGCCGAAACTGAGCACGCCGCGCAGATCGGCGGTGCGCGCCCAGCCGTACCAGAGCCATTCCATCCGCCTGCCCAGGTCCTGCGCCTGCTCGGGAGACAGCCCAAGCCTGGCGCCGGGGATGGAGGCAACGGGCGTCAGCCCCGTGCCCACGACGTTCTGGGCGAAGGTGGAAAGAATGGACGCTGCCTGCCAGTCGTTGGCGGCAAGATCGGCGATGCGCCTCTGGGCGCGAATGCGCTCGGTGACGGCCTGGGCGTCGGAGCCGATCTGCGGCCCGCGCCAGCCGGCGGAGGGTCCGCGCAGGGCGCCGGCATCGCGGGAAGCGGACGCAGGACGGCGGCCGACGTTGACAGGGCGGGATGTCTTGAACGACTTCACAGGGCTACCTCCTCACCACAGGACGCACGAGCAGGGTGCCCTGGCCGTCAAGGGATGCCTCTATGCCGGCCAGCCATTCAAGATGGCGCCGGATTTCCGCGAGGTCGTAGCGGGTGAGCTGCCTGCCGTCGATCGTGTAGTTTTTTCCGGTCGCGCAGGCTTTGAGGGCGTCTTTCCAGCGCCCTATCTCGATGGCAATTTCTTCGCGGGTGTAGATAGGCATGCGTCCATAGTAGTCAAATCTCTGACGCATGAAAGGCATGAGTGGAATAAGTGGACGTTAATTTGCCTTTTCCAGCTTTTTATGTTCGAGGTAGGCTTGCAGATCGCTCTTGAGGTAGAAGCGGTTGCGCGCCAGACCATAGGCAGGGATCTCCCCTTTCTGCACGAGCTTGAAGAAGGCAGAGCGCTTGATCCCAAGAAAGGTGCAGGCCTGCTGCCAGTTGAGCCTGTCGGCCAGGTCGTAGAGCCCCATGCTATTCGTACCTCCCTCCGCCCCAGCGCCGGACGGGCTGGCGCGCCGGTGCGGGCGCCGGCTTCCTCTGGGCCGGCCCTTCCGGCCTCGGCGACTCCTTCCTCGAGTTGCGGACGCCCTTGATGTACGCCAAGGCGGACACCATGACCTCGCAGTCCCAGTAGTGGTTGGCCCGGCCCTTGGGGTTGATCCAGCACTGCTTGAGGTCGTCCCAGACTTCGGCGCTCATTTCCTGGAAATACTGCCGGAGCTCGCCCTCGCTGTCGCGGTGCAGGTGGAATGCGCCGGCGTCGTCGGGCGCGACGGCCAGCTTGGCCGCCAGCCCGCTCTTGAAAAAGGTCGTGTCGCAGCGGAACAGGGTGAGCCCACCGGGGATGCGGATCTTGTCGCCCTTGGCGCTGGGGAAATACTCCAGAGGCGTCATGCTGTAGGGCGCCGACATGCTCTGCCGGCCCTGCCAGGGAAAGACGCGCCCGCGATGCCTCAGGGCCCACGAGTAGACCTCCGCCGTCCTGTTGCCCATGGCGTCGATCATGACGCCGGCCACGCGGAAGGCCTGCCCATCCGCATCCCGGTACTCGGCCTCCAGTAGCGTCTGCTCCAGCGCCCTGAAGCTGTCGAGCGCTCCGCACTGGACAAGCCAGCTTTCCTCCGCCTGCCCGAAGCCGTAAGCACGGATCACATACCTGAAATATCCCTTCTGGGTGTCCACGCCGGCGAGCAGGCACGACACGCGCCCGCCTCCGGGCACGGCGCCCCTGGGCCTGTCGTCGCAGAGCCTGGCCATGGCCTCAGGATCCCGCTCCTCGTGCAGCTCCGTCCACGGCAGGCCCAGGTAGTTGTTCCGCCAGTCCTTCCAGAGCTGCAGGTCGTTCGACGCCTCGACCTCGGCTTTCCTCTGGCAGAGCTCAGAAAGCGACACGAAGGGCGAAATCAGGGCAGGCACGTGGAAGGCCACGACGGCCGGCCGGCTCTGCCGGACGTGCGCCTCCATGTCCTCGCCTGTCTCCGGAACTATCCAGCAGCCCTGCCTGACGGCTTCGTCCCTGTCGGCGTCGGTCCACTGCGCATGGCAGTGCGGACACTCGTAGCGCCCCAGGCGCCTTGAGTAGACGTCAAGCGGGCGGGCCTCCGCCGGCCAGCGCAGTCCTGCCTCCTCCATGACGTGGCGCCGGCCGCATGCCGGGCACCTGACGGCGTAGCCGAAGCGCGCCTGCGCCCCGGCCCAGGCCCGGGCAATGGGCCCGTCCTCGGTCGTGGGCGTGGAGATCTTCCACACGCGGGCCCGCGCGCCCCAGGTCGTGCAGCGTTTCTCCGCCAGGCTCTCTGAGCTCGCTTCCTTGCTGGCGTCCTGGTACTTGTCGAGCTCGTCGAGCACCAGATACCTGATCGGCTTGTTGCCCAGGCGGGAAGGCGAGCCGGACCAGGCCATGTAGATGGCCGTGTGCGCCAGGGCGATGCGCAGGGAGCTGGCATCGTCGGGATCCGGGCTCATGAGCTCGCGCAGGCGCGGGCTGTCCTGCAGCATGGGCAGAATGCGGTCGCGGGCGTTCTCCCTGGCCGTCACCTCGTCAGGGTAGACGTAGAGCACGGGCCCCGGCTGACGGTCAATGCTGTAGCCGATGCAGTTGTGCACGGCCTCGGTGCCGCCTGTCTGGGGCGACTTCATCATGACAACGGTGCGCACGCCAGGCAGGAAGGAGGCGTCCATGATGCCCGCCGTGTACATCGTCACCTGGTTGCGCCAGGGGCCCGGGCGAGACGACGCATGGATCACGCGGTGGCGCTCAGCCCACTTCGACACGGGAATGGGCAGGCGCTTGCGCATGACGGCGCGCTCGCCGGCGGAGAAGGCGAACCGGTAGCGCTCGACCTTGAGCTTCCGGAGCACGGCCAGCGTGTCCGGATGAAGGTGCGGCGCAAGCCTAACCGCGTCCGGGAATGTCATCGTCTGAAATCTCCTGCGTCCACGTCTCCACGTCCAGGGTCATGGGCTTGCTGAAAGTGTTGATCGCCTGCGCCAGCGCCCGGTCGAGGGCCTGCATGGCGGCTTCCTCTGCCTTGGCCGGATCCTCGATCGCCGCGCGCACGATGTCGGGGATGGCCGCGCGCAGGCTCTGGGCCAGCCCCATTTCCAGCACGGATGCCCGTGCGGCGAGCTCCAGCCAGACGTCCGCCTTGCGGAAATACTTGCCGGCCTTGACGGCGTTCTCGTGCTCGATGCCGGCAATCTGGGCGCGCAGCTTGCGCACCTCCTCGGCCATCTTGAGCTCGGGCAGGCTGGCGCCCTCCGGGATAGGCTGGGCATAGCCCCGCTCCCTGGCCTTGGCCTTCGATTTGGCCCGGGGCGCCGACGGAGGCAGGGCGCCGCCGTCCGCCTGCTCCCTGAGCGCCGGCGCAAGCCTTGCCGCCAGCGCGTCCACGCCGTCGGTGGACCAGAGGCCGTTTTCGTCCACGAACAGCACGCCCTCCTGCGAACGCCGGTAGAGCGTGGGCAGGGACACCTTGAGGCCAAGCTCGTCCACAAGGTAGGCCCGCACGGCCTTGAGGTCGCGGAAGATGCGCCCCTTGGCGGTGGGTTTTTGTGTTGTTTCAGGCGCAGACATGGGCTTTGGAGAGATTTTCCTGCTGGACAGACGGTGTTGTCATTGAGTTGTCAGGATTCTGACGCCGTATTTGCCGCGATAGGCCGGGCTATCAACCAAGTGAGAAAAATTGCAGCGCCCAAAGCGCGGGGGGTTCCGCCC